TAGAGATATTCTTTCTTTTTAATTTCAGATTCAAAACCGAAATCATCTTCATCCATCATTTCTTCTGTAATTAATTTCATAAGAATTGCATCTATTTCTGCAACCAAATCTGGCCGGAGATTGCGAAGTTTATATAGATATTTGACGCTTTCTTTTTCAACCATTTCTTGACTGACACGAACAGAAGTGTAACTTCTTTTGTTTTGACTTTTAGTTTGAAGAACTAAATGTTCTGGATTGACACATTCGTTAGTTTCGCAAGTTTGATGTACTACCATGTTCTCTGCAATGTCTCCTTTATAAAGAAGATATGCAAATCTATGTGCAGGAGTTGATTTTCCAGCATAGGAAAACATTCCGTATCCCTGTTTCTGTTTAGCAGCAGTCCAGAGATGACAACCTTCTGTTTTTTTTACCTTTGCTTCAAATCGATTTATAGCTTTTTCTGGATATTTGTTCATGTTTACCACACACTAAATATTATTCATCAATTACTTGTATTTATAAATATTCTGTAAGGACAAATGTACTGTTCTAAAGAAACTCACAATTTTCAACGGAGAATAATAAGATGGCCTTTCAAGTTAGCCCAGGCGTCAATACCTCAGAAATTGACTTAACTAATGTAGTAGTTGCTGCAGGAACCTCGATGGGTGGAGCAGTTGGACGGTTCCGTTGGGGCCCAATCGAAGATGTTACATTGATTACTGATGAAGACAATCTGGTAGAAACATTTCAAAAACCAAACGATGATAACTTTATCGATTTTTTCACAGCAGCAAACTTTCTTTCGTACTCAAATGCGTGTCAAGTTATTCGTGCTGCGAATACTACTGTAGCAGATGCATCTGCACCAAAGAACTCTGCTGCGATTACTGCATCAACATATGGTAATATTCAAATCACAGATTCGGATGCATATTACACCAATTATGATGATGAGTATGGTGGGAGCTTAACATATGGTAGTACCGCACCTCTGATTGCAAAATGGGCGGGTTCTTTAGGAAACAGTCTTAAAATGTCAGTTTGTCCTTGCGATAGAGCAGCGTCAACTGGAAATCTTGTTGGAACAGTTGCATGGACTGCATCAAGTGGTGCTTTGGCTGGATCAAGTACAACATTCTTGACTGACCTTCAAGTCGGCGACACAGTAGATATACAATCTGCAACTGGTGGATTTGTTGTTATTTCCATTGCATCCGCAACTGCTGCTGTTGTTCGTGCAAAGTCACATACCGCAGATATTACTTCTGGTAAAACTATTTCAAGACAAAAACGTTCAGTTTATTCACAAACAGCCTCACAGATGATTGGAACAGTCGCAACTACTGCTGATTCGACAACTGTAACTGGAACCGCAACATATTTTTCCACACAACTTACAGTTGGTGACTTAATTACAATTGGTGGAGAAACACGAAGAGTTTCCGCAATTGCATCTGCAACTTCTTTAACAGTTGCAAGTAAATTTGTTGGTGTTAATACTGGTGTAACTTTTGAAAGAAAATGGGAATATGCAGATTCTTTTAGCGAAGGAGCGCCAGGCACATCTGTAACAGCTACGGATAGTAGTTTGTCAAACGATGAAATTCACGTTGCAATCATAGATGAAGATGGATTGTGGACAGGAGCAGTAGGTGAAGTATTAGAATCATGGGGAAATCTTTCAGTTATGAAGGGTGCAAAATCCCCCGATGGAGAAGATGTATATTACAAAAATTTCCTTAATAAAAATTCAAATTATGTTTGGTGGGTAAAACATCCTGTTATCAATTCGATTAACATGGCGGGATCTGCAAGTCAAATTACATCACAAACCAAGACATATATTGCTTGGGGAATAGATGCAACTGCTGCAGCTGCTCTGACAAATACTGGTGGAGATGGCACAGAATTTTTCTGTGGTTCAGTTCCCATTTCAACAAGTTTCATCGGTGGAACTAATGGTTCTGCTCTTGCTACCGCAGATATTGTTCGTGCATATGATAAAATGAAATCGGCAGAAGATGTTGATGTTTCTCTTATTACTACTGCCGCACATGGTTCAACCGCTGTTCGACACGCAATTAATCAGATTGCAGAATCACGTAAAGACTGCATGGTATTCTTTTCACCAGAAAAATCTGATGTTGTTGGAGTTACAAGTTCTTCAACTGCAACAGGAAATGTCACAGATTATCGTGATACTGTAAACATGAATTCTTCATACGCAGTTATGGATTCTGGTTGGAAGTATATGTACGACAAACACAATGACAAGTTTCGTTTCGTTCCTTTGAACGGAGATATTGCTGGTCTTTGTGCTAGAACAGATCAAGTTCGTGATCCTTTCTTTTCTCCTGCTGGATTTGATAGAGGTAGAATTGGTGGAGTTGTGAAACTTCCTTACAATCCTAAGAAAGCAGAACGAGATAAATTATATGCTGCTGGTGTAAACCCAATTGTTTCTTTCCCAGGCGCTGGTGTAATAATGTTTGGTGATAAGACACAATTGACTAAACCATCTGCATTTGATAGAATCAATGTAAGACGATTATTCATTCTTCTGGAAAAAGCGATTGCAAATGCTGCTAAATTTCAGTTGTTTGAATTCAACGATGAGTTCACACGTTCACAGTTTGTTTCCATTGTAGAACCTTTCTTGCGTGATATTCAGGGAAGAGGTGGAATACAAGACTTTAGTGTTGTATGTGATGGTTCAAATAATACACCACAAGTTGTAGATTCTAATTCGTTTAGGGGTGACATTTTTGTCAAACCTTCACGTGCTATCAACTTTATTCAACTCAACTTTGTTGCAGTTAGAAGTGGAGTATCATTTTCTGAAGTAACTGGTGCTGTTTAAGTTTTTTGACATAAATAATTAAAACAAGTTTAATTTGGAGAAATAATAAATGGCATTCGCAGTATCAACTTTTCAATCGGCTCTCGCTAAAGGCGGGGCCCGTCCTAGTTTATTTCAATTCGATGTAACAGGCCCCCCAGCTGGCGGAAGTGATGGAGATCTCGCAGGAGATGTTGCGTTTTTCTGTAGTGTTTCAGAATTGCCTGGTCTGTCGATTACTCCCATAGAAAAACAATATTTTGGTAGAACAGTAAAGATTGCGGGCGATATGGTGTTTGCAGATTTAACCACCACTATATATTCTGATGAATCCCATGCAGTCAGGACTCAAATTGAAAAATGGATGGCAATGATGAATACCCACGAATCCAATAGGAGAGGATTTGCTGCTGGTATGGGTACAGAAGGAGCAACTGCTACGTTGAAACAATTTGGCAAATCAGATGTTGCAGCATCCCCAACTCCAATATATACAGTTACATTTACAGACATTTTCCCACATACATTAGGAGAAATTGCTCTTAGTTATGATACAGCAAGTGATATAGAACAATTTGATGTAACATGGGGCTATCAATATTGGAACCATTCATAGAAAGATAAAACATGGCCGACTCAGCATTTAACGTAAATTCATTTAAATCTAAACTCGCTAACGGAGGAGCTCGTCCCTCTTTATTTCAAGTTTCTTGGACAGACACGGCGGCTACATTTCCGCTTGCTGAAACTCAAGCATTACTTGTCAAAGCAGCATCTCTTCCAACATCAACTATTGCGCCCTTAGTACAAAATTATGCAGGAAGAGCATATAAATTACAAGGATTTCGTACATTTGATAATTGGACAGTAACCATTCTTAATGATGAAGGTTTTACAGTAAGAAATCAAATAAAACAATGGATGGAAGGATTATCTGGGGCAATGGACGGAACAAGAGCTCAAGGCACAAAAGCAGTGGGGCCAGCAGGAAGCGAAACTGAAACTTTCGATACAATTGATAGTCTTGCTAGTGGAACTGCTACTGTAACTCAAATGACTCAAAATGGAATACCATCAAAATCATATAAATTTTACAATTTGTGGCCAACAGAACTTGCTGGTATTCCTCTTGATTGGGGAAGTGATATGGTAGAAGAATTTTCTGTAACTTTTGCATACGATTATTGGACATCTGGAACAACAACAAGCGGAACAGCAGGTTACACTAACGATGTCAATACAGGTAAACCTTCAGGAACAGGTGCTCCTACAAGTGCAGCTTCTACAACTGGATAATTAAACGAGTAACAATGGAATGTCTTTCAGTATCAATGGTTTTCGTTCAAATCTTATTGGAGGGGGTGCAAGACCTTCTCTATTTGAAGTCTCTTTAAGTTTTCCCACACTTACCTCTACTTCTACTACTATTAGTGGCGACACAGATGCCGTCACTACCACCCCACAAAGTAAATTCTTAATAAAAGGTGCATCTATTCCTGCATCTACAATAGGTACGTATGAAGTGAGTTTTCATGGAAAACAAGTGAAAATAGCAGGTGATCGTACTTTTGAAACATGGGACACAACTATAATCAATGATGAGGGG